TCAAACTGTACGTAAGTATCTGAAGTACTTGTACTAAAATTCCAATGCTTCTTAAGTCCGCCTACTGTTGCAACACGGCCTGCAATCTTAGTAACTTGATCAACTGTAGTGTTGTCAAATTTTGCACTAATTGTCATTTCGCCTGCGGCTAAAGCTGTAGCGGCTTTGTCTACTAATAGACAAGTTGCTGTATTGCCATCTGTGTCAATACATTTGAATCTTTTTGAACTTTTTTGTTTTACGATATAGCCACGAACACTTTCAGTACCGTTGTGAAATTGTACTTTAATGTTGCTGTCGCTATCTGCGCCAAACCATTTTTTGTTTAACGGGCGTCCCATTTATTTTCTCCTTAAACACGGCGTTCTAGGCCGTACGCGGTGGGTTACCGCATAAAACTTACACCATGTAAGTCATTACTATGTATTTAGCTACAAATGAAAAAGGGCTCCGAAGAGCCCTTTGACATTTTCTTGTAAAGTAAAAATTACTTGAAAGAAACGTTGCTAATAGCAATACGACCTAGGTAGTCAGCTGCGTTACCTAGAGAAGAAGCTGTGTTTGTCAACTCAACATAACCATAACGTGTCATGAATGAAACGACTGGTTCAAATGTTGATGGATCTAACACAACACCACTGCTCATTAATGGAATGTATGGGCAGTAGAATGCTGCTGCATCGCTTTCGCTAGAACCTTTATAACCAATAAGGATATCAGTTGTATCAGTTGCGTATGTGTTTACATACACTTTCATAGCGTTATTCAATGTACCAACTAACTTGGTGTTTGTTGGAGCTTCGAATGTACCTTCTGTTGTACGAGCAAATGCTGATGTTGTTGCGCTTTGTAGAATTGTCAAAGCGTATGGGCTTACAACGGCCCAGTTACCAGCACCACGACGTGTACGCTGAGCGATCAAGTTGCTTACGCGGTTGATTTGAACAGCTAAAGCTGCGTGTTCGTCACCAACGAATGTAGCTGTACCTGAAACAGCGTTTTGGTCAAATGTTTCAACTGCTGAACCAGCTAGACTTAGCAATGAAGCTAGGATCTCTTGGTCAATTTCAGCTGTGATTTCTTGAGCCAAAGCAGCCATAACTTCTGCTTCGATGTCAATACCTTGTTGGGCTTGTGCATCTTGAGCAGCCTCGAATGTCCAACGAGCAGACAATTTACGAGTTTTAGCTTCAACTGTTTGTTTCAAGATTTGAATGCTCATACGCTTACCAGCTTGACCTTCTAGGGTTGCTGTAGAAACAGCACGACCTGTTGAATCAGCTGAATAGCCTTCAGCAATCTTGAATGGGCTTAGTGCCTCTTCACCAGCTGTTACGCCAGCATTGCTTGATGTGTCAGCATAGCGAACACGCAATGTATGGATTTGACCAACTGGGCCAGTCATTGGCTGTACGCCAACCAACTCGTTAGCAATAACGGTTGGCATAACACGACGGATTACTGGTAGAATCACGCGGTTTAGTGTTGCAACGTTGCCGGCAGAAGTGGCACCAGCTGTAGCAGATTCTTGAAGATACTTCTTAGTATTTTCTAGAGTCACGCCCATTACTGATTTTTTAGTGCCTTGTAGGCCTTCTAAAAGAGCTTCTTTTGTCTCCGACCAACGGCTTGTAAGTAGTTCTGACATTTAAATTTCTCCTTAAATTTTAAGTCCAGCAAGGCGTCGAATGTCTACGATATTTGATTCATCCTCACTGCTACGTGTGCTGTTGGAAACTTTGTTTCCTGTAATTTCTTTTGCCTCTACAAGTGCCTGTTTCTTCTGCGGAGCTTTTCCAGCTATTACAGCTGGGAGATACTTTTCAAAACTTTCATTAAGTTTTGCAGTTTTCACACTCTCCATTAACTCTGACATGATTTCACGTTGCTCTGAGTTTAACGGAGCAAGTAACTCATTCATGATTTCTTTGCGGTGTTGCGCTTCTTTCAAAGCTGCAATCTCTGCTTCTTTACTTTCTACGATTCGCTGTGCTTCTTCAATTGCTTGTGCAGCTTCTTGAACAGCTTCAGTCTTCATGTCTATGACCTTGAGTAATTTAGCAGTTTCTGACTTCTCGTTTAGATATGACGCTTGATATTCTTGAGCAAATGCTTCAAATAGTTTACGTCCAAAATCTGCACGACGAGCTGCTTCGATGTCTTCTTTTAGTGATGTAATTTCAGTCTTTAGACCGTTAGTTACAACACCTTCAACCATCTTAGCTGCACGTTCTACAAATTGTTGTTTTACCTTCGCAAGTTGTTCACGACCTTCACGAACCAAGCGTACTTTAGTTTCTGCTAGGTCCTGTTTATCTTTGTAAAACTCGGCGATTTCTTCTGCCAAAGCTTCTACTACGAATTGTTCTAATTTACCAAATTTCTCAGCCATTACGACTTGATCTTCATGTAGCTCTTTAACTTCTGAAGCTAGTTGACGACTAACGAATTCCTTCATTAGTGCAGCATCTGCTTTCATTTTTTGAGCATACTTGACTTTCATTTCAGCTAATTGCTTACGGTCATCGGCAAATTCAACAAGCTCTTGTGATAGGTGATCTGTGATCATACGATCAACAGCTTCGATCATTGTTTGCTTGTCATGCTCATATTTTTGAGCAAACTCTTCGCGTAGTTCTTGAGCTACTTGTTCGCGATTCTCTGTGATTCTCGCGTCCCAAGCGGCTTCAATTGATGCTTTGATCTCTTCAGAAATCACATTGTTTTCAAATAGTGTTTTTAGTGCATCCAACATGTGATTCTCCTTGTTATTGGAGTCTGCTTATTATTCCTAATAAGCTCTCTTTGAGATATTGTTGTGCTTTAGGATCACCTTTCACCTCTTGCGCTATACGCAAGGCATTAAAACCACCACGACTGTTCATCAAGTGTTCATAAATTGGTGTTGGGTATGCTCCAGGAGCACTAGGTTGAGCTACCATATCTACTGTGATAATCTCAAAATCTGAAACTTCACCGGATCCGTCATCTTTGACGTTTCCGGATCCGCGTGAACTGACACCTAACTTCACGCCGCTTTCCAGCATTGTGCGAATTAGTTGTCCCATTGGGGTAGGAAGTATTTTCAACTTCCCGTAACCGTTTGGACCGTCCATCCACATGTTTACTATCATGTGACTGACGCGGTCCAGGTTAATTTTTAGATCATCTGGATGATCCACTTCCCCGAGAACTGAATAGCCGTTTTGAATCTGATCGTTAAGGGTTTTGACAGCCTTGCCAATCTCTTGCACAGGATAAACACGCTGATTAGCGTTACGTATACCGCCTTGGATGCAAATCCCAGACATATACAAGTTTTTTCCTTCTTTGTCATCAGATTCAACGACCATTTTTGCTTCGTTGAAACTGAGATTCTCTCGGAGGTATAAAGACATATTTTAGTAGTCTCTGTTTAAATTATCTGCTTCCGATAAGACTTTTCTTATCTGGAGCTGTGTCGCCGGCACCTTTCTTCTCTGCACCATGGCCTGGTTCTTTCTTCTTGAATGCTGTCTTACCAGCATTACCACCTGGAACATTGATGTTGCCTGCGTTGTCTTCTTTAGTTGCTGGGTTTAGTAATCCGCCTTTAGTACCTTCGCCTTTAGCTTCTCCGCCTTTTGCGATGTTAGCAGTTGTACCGCCCATATCGTTCTTACCAGCTACGATTGACTTAGTGTTTGCACCGTTGTCACCGTGCTTTGGAAGTGCTACTTTGTCAACATATTCCATGAAACGTTGTAATTCGTCAACTGGTTCTTCTGGTGCGCCCATGTCCATGTCGCCCATTCCAGCATCCATTCCTGGTTCTTCGCCTGGCATGTCCATTCCTGGCTCTTCGCCTTGTTCGCCTGCCATTAGCTGTTCGAACTCTGCTTTTAATTCTTCTAGAGCATCTTCTAGATCTAAAATACGATCTGTTTGCTCTTCATCTGATAGGTCTTCGCTATCGTCTTCTTCGCCGTCTGTAACGTCGCCAATCATATCATCGCTAGCGTCGCCACCTACGTCTGAATCTTCTTCGCCTTCTTCCTCTTCTTCGCCTTCTTCCTCTTCTTCACCAAAAGCTTCGTCTACTTTGTCTTCGTCTTTTTCGTCTTTTTCGGCTTTTTTGTCGTCGTCTTCTTCTTTAGAAGCTTCTTCTAAATCAAAGTCTTCGCTTAGTAATTCTTCGTAGATTTCACGTGATTTTGCTACTACGATATTATGAAAAATTTCTTTTGCTGTTTCTTGATCTTCATTGATCAATGCCTCAAGCATGGCTTCAAATTGATTGCGGTCAGTCATGTTGTATTCTCCTGTGATTTGATGACAAGGCTGTATTATATTTACACATTAATATAAAAACGGTGTGGAAATACCCTAAAAACAGTCAGTTTTGACAGTTTTGATGGCGTATTTATGCAGCAGGTTGTACTGGATTCATGTACATACTATGTATAAATTCTAATTCGCGCTCCTGCTCTAATATATGTGCTTCGCTTGACTTGCGTAATTCGTTTATTTGACGTAGTGTTAAACGTGTTTTACGAGTATCATCACGATGTAGAGTCGCAGTATCACGGTCAGCATCATAACGAAGGTCATTTGCTTGACGTCGTGTATCTGGATCAATGTAGAATAGTTCTCGTAAAATCATATTAATATTTATACAGCCGGTGGGGCTGCGGGTGCTCCGGCAACTGGCATTGGTGCTCCGGCAGGTGCTTCTGCACCGAGATCGCCTTCCATATCTTCAGGACCAGATAAGTCAGCTGCTGCACCTAAATCACCTTCAATGCCTGCGGCACTTAGTCCAGCACTACGCAGTTCGCCAGCTGCGTCAGTCATTGTTGGTTGGCCTTTGCCTTGTTCTTCACCCCATAGACGTTCGTTGTCTGCAATTTCTTCTTCTGTTAATCCTAAGAAGCGTTTCATTGCAAATCTTTTGCTCATAAATGGCACTTGTTGAATAGTATTAAATGTATTAATACGTTCTGCATCCAGTCCTGCTTGACGACTACTTGCGAAGTTTAATGGAGGATTAAACTTTAATTCAAACAGATTAGCGTCAATATTAACGCCTTTGCCGTGCATATAGAGCTTAAATTCTTCATCAAAAACACTAGTTAAAAGGCTTTGTAAACGCTCACAATACTTGTTAAAACGCAGTTCTTGAATGTATGCTGTGCCAACGCGGCCGTCATTATATGATGCTTGGCTATCGTCTGCACCTGTTGGCAGATAGCTACTTGGTATGCGTAAACCACGGAATAACTTGTTTGTAAAATATTTTAAATCGTCAATTTCACCCAGGTTTGTACCACCTGGAAGTGTGTCTACTTTGCTTCCACGACCTTCTGCTGTCTGCGGGAAAAAGTAATCTTCATTAATTGATAAAGGATTGTAAGCACTATCAATAACGTTCTGTCCGCCGCCTGTTTGGCTAGGAATACGTCTTTGATGAATTTCATTTTTAACACGTTCAACAAATGCCATAGCCATGTGACTTGGCATGTTACCCACGTCAATATGGAAAACTCTACGCTCTGGAGCACGTTGAATACGATAGATTAAGATAGCATCTTCAAGCAATTCTTTTTGTTTATAAGTCTTGAAGATGTTTTCTAATAAGCTGTTACCAAAAGGATAATTGTTGTCTAAACCTTCACTTAGGCTTAGATGAATAACATGTTCTGCACCAATAGTGTACTCGGTTTCAGTGGTTCCAAAACGGCTACCATTCATGCCTGCGTAAGGACTTGTTGTGCCTTTTTGTTGTGCGCCTCCTGGGAAACCTGCACTAGCACTCATACCACCTGTGCCCATTCGAGGATTAATGTTAGGAGTAATCTGTGTTACTACTAGATCCATAAAATTTGGTGCAAGATCTTTAATTACATACTGTTCAGGCTTTTTACCTTCGCTTTCATTTACAATAATTTTTGTAATCTTGCTTGGATCAACATAATGCCACTTTTGTGTTTCAGGATCACGAATAAAAAATGCATCACCGTACTTAAATGTATTACGCATGATACGGAATATACGTGTATCAAACTTGTTTAGTTTGCACCACTGTTGTAGATACTCTGAAAGAATTCTAACTTCACTGTTAGTAGCCTTATGTCTCCATGTGGCTAAAAATGGTGTCTTACCGTCTTTTAGTTTTTGTGTAGTAAACTCTGCTAGAATGTCTAGTGCAGCATTTACTTCAGGATCGCTGTCCATAACTTCGTATTGCTGATAACGTTCAACACGATTTGGACTACCTGTATAAACATCAGGTAAGAAACTACTATAATTTGTTCTTGCTGGGCCAGCTTTGGCTTGAGTCGAACCATTAAGTGGGCTAAGACTTGTGCCTGTACTAGTAGGTACTGGAGTAAAATATTTTTTCCAACTCATTTATTGTCCTTAGGCAATCAAATTGCCTTTGCGTTTAACAGCATTAACATTAGCGTTTGCACCGTCTTCAACCGCGGTTATAAGCGTATCCATCTTAGTATTTAACTTTTCAAGTGCTGTTAGAAGGTCGGAAGTGGTTTTTGTTTCTACTAGTGTTCCAGCTGCTCCAAATGCAGATCCAGTATTAGCAGGAGATATAGTTGAAGGTATATTAATAGATGAAGCAAACTGTTCCATTACTTTCTGTATAACAAGATTTGGATTAGATTCAATCATAGAATTACGCAAACTACCTTGTAATCCTGATAACATTCCTGGATTTTTTGCAACCATGTCATTTATGAATTCTCCTACTTTGTCCATTGGAACTACTGCTTCAGGACCTTTTTCATTCATAAATGACAACAAATTATCTGGACCTCCAAACCAATCTCCAAACGTTTCTTTAGATCCAAATGCCTGTTTAGTGACGCTAGTTGGATCAATTTTGACAGTTCCTTCGATCTGCATTGGATTAGATTTAATACCTAATCTATCTTGCAATGCTTGACTTGGACGATTTGCCGAGCCTGGACCTGTATCTACTCCAGTGTAGTTGATCGCAGATTTTAATCGTTTTTCAAGTTCATCAGGAGTTATTGCCTGGATACTAAATGCTTTTAAGTAGTTTGCAGGATTCATCGATGTTTGTAAATCTTTTCCAAGTTTATCAAAGCCTTCTTTTAATCCCATTGCTAATCCAGCTGATATAGTCTTTGTTGCAGCTTCTGCGGCATTGATAGCTGTAGACAATTGATTACCTGGTGTTGCTCCTGCTCCTGCAGGTTGTCTTTCTTTTTCTGCTTTTGCTCTAGCTTCGTCGTTTATTTTTCTAAAATCAGCAAAAGTTCCATCAGTCTTGGCCAACATTTCTTTGTAAGCAGCCAGCAGACCTTCACCTTGCATCAGTGTTTCAACTGCTTGTCTTACACCTGCTGTTTGATTAGTAGCAAGAGCATTAAAACGTTCCATGCGTTTTTCATCTGATACAGCCAATGCCATTTCATAATCAATTTTAGCCTGTAGTTCTTTGCGTCGTTCAGCATTAGTTTCTTGACTTAGTTCTCTCATCAAGCCGCCAACTTGAGGTGCAAGTATGTTGAGAGCCGCTTGCATTTCTGTGCCTTCTTTGGTAACTACATTACCTCTGTTGGCTGACATTTCTGTGAATAGATTAGCAAATCCCTGGCCGTAAGATGTAATTTTTGGTAGTGATTCGTTGTATCTTGCCAGTTGTTCTGCACTCATAGACAATCTAGCAATACGCATTTGATTACTTTGCTGTTGTTGATCTATACCTTTTTGTATTTCTTGTCTACTCTTACCTGTAATCCTTGCCATGTTGTCTAATTCAGCAACTGTTGTGACTACAGATTCTTGTAATATTTTTTGTGTTCGTTGAGTTTCTATTCCTTGGAACTTTAATAAGTTTGTGCTTATTAATAATTGGTCTGTGAATTCGCTAAAGTCAATACCAGACAACATGGCCTGTTGTACTTGTTTTTCGCTTCTTAATTCTTGTGCTTGTTTAAGGAATAACTGTGCAGATTCTTGAGCAGAACTTGCGCTACCGCTTAGATATTTGGCGTTACTTTGTAATAAGTTAACCCATTGCTGTTGTCCAATACCAGCTTTTCCAAGTTCTTCAGCAAACTGCCCTAGGTTTTGACTGAAGCCCATACCAAAACGAGATGAAGCCATCATATTTTGGTTCATCTCTACTAGGTTTGCACCAACAGATTGTGTTACTGCACCAATAACTTGGCCAACAGGACCAAAGTGTCCCATTACCGCAGTAACTTCTTTTAATGCGCCAGCAAAATTTAAATTACCTTGAGCCGCTTGACCCAGTGTGTTTAAAAAATTACCAGTGCCTTGTGCAATACCGGCCGCGCTAGTTCCGCCGCCAGTTCCACCGGTGGATCCTGTAGCGCCTGAGCGGCCGCCAGAGAACGCCCCGTTGTCCAACATTCGCTCAAGTGTAGAAGTTAACCGTTCGACTCTATCTTCTAATGCCATTATTTTCCCACCAAAAAGTACGCATATAAATACAATGCTTATAATATTTATCTGGAGTTAAAAATGGCAAATAATCCCTTACAGCAGTATTTTAGACAGCCTAAAATCTTTGTAAGTCTACCAAGCCAAGGCATCTACTATACACCTGGCACTATCAACGGTGATCCTACTAGATTACCTGTTTTTGGTATGACAGGCATGGACGAGATATTGTTTAAAACACCTGATGCATTACTATCAGGAGAAAGTACAGCAAAAGTAATCAATAGTTGCTGTCCGGCAATTACAGATCCATGGCAAGTATCAACAGTTGACTTAGATTTATTATTATCGGCTATTAGAATTGCAACATTTGGCAACGAACTAGCAATTGGTCATAAGTGTAGTAAATGCGGAACAGAACATGACTACAACATAGATCTTACAAGATTTATAGAACATTATTCAACTTGTGAGTTTGATAATCGTGTTGTGTTAGATGATCTAGCAGTAATTATAAAGCCGTTAAACTACAAACAAAATACAGATTTTTCATTGAGAAATTTTGCAATTCAACAAAAACTATATCAAATCAATCAACTATCTGATACTGCTGAACAACAACAAGCCAGTTCAAAACTATTTGAAGAATTAACTGAGTTAAGAAATGATATCTTTACTGCACAGATTGAAAGTATTGATACAGGTAAAACAGTAGTTACACAAAGAGAATTTATTGAAGAATGGGTCAATAATGTAGACTTAGATATAGTTGATCGTGTGCGCGATCACATTGAAAAAAATCAAAAACAATGGATTCCGCCAGCTCAGACTGTCAAATGCGATGCTTGTGGTCATGAGGATCGTGTACTAATTGAACTTGATCAGTCAAATTTTTTCGGCAAGGCCTAATTGGATTAAACGCCTCTGAGATTCAAGAACATCTAGTTAGGCTAGAAAAAGAAATAAAAGATTTTAAAACTGAGCTAATGCGAATAAGTTGGTACATGCGGGGCGGTGTAACTGTAGATCAGTTGTTGCATCTCTACAGCTATGACGACAGATCGTCAATGTACATAGTTATAAAAGAAAATATGGAAATTAGTAAAGAAACTAATATGCCGTTAATTTAATAAGTTGGATTTTTGGCTCTTCCAAGGCCAGGTGCGTAGTTATCTGGTGGTTCAGTAACATTGCTAGGCGGTTCGTAGTCTTTAGGAGCAGGTTGAGCTTTGTCAGATCCTAATTTTCTTAACACAGCATCATAACCAGTTTTGCTCAATCCACTGAGCGGATTAATAATAAATCTTTTGTAGTAGTCACCGCCAGGAATTTTCCAATCTGTGCCAGGAATCATAGCTTCGCCAACAATCCATTTTGCCAATGCTTCTTGTCCTTCTGAACTAATCATCCACGCTTTAAATCCTGCTTGTGCTACTGGAGGTAATTTACTATAGATAGGATCAAGTTTTGCCAATAATTTTCCTGCAAGAGGAATACGATAAGCAATACCAGGAACCCAAGAACCAATAACTTTACTAACTATTTTATTGCCTAGCCAAATTGAAACTATTCGTTGTACACATTCATCAATATAGTATTGTACAACCCATTGCAGTTTACCATCGTCTTGCAGTTCTTTTTCGCCTTCATCACGCATTCTGTAGACATTGAGAATTTTTTCTTTGCAGTCTAGAATTGGATCAACAATTCCCCAGAACATTAAGCCTGCATTGATACTATCCCAAAGTGCTCCCCACCAGAAGTTAGTTCTACTGTCAGGAGTTTTTAATTGTCCCCAAATAGTTTTGCTGTTGGCTAGACTGATTTCTCTAGCTTTTT